GTTATTCGAAGGTGAATCATGTGAATCAATCACGTCGTTGATTGCTTCGCCGTCGCTTCGGTACAGTCGCCAGAATTCCGACCTTTGCCACGTCCATTGATTGTACGCGAAGCGAGCGAAAACAGCTGGAATGTCGGAAAGATGAAAGTCAAAGCGGTGCATGAGAATAAAAACATGACCAACCAAATCCGCATGAAGTTCGTGATTCGAAGTAATTTTCCGAGCAATTTGATAAGCTTCATCTTTCCAAAATTCCATGTGACTAAATTACAAAATAATTAAACCAAGCGACAAAAAATTCTTGTCCGACTGGTTTTCCCTTCATGAAACGATACAACATCGAGTAATTGACCTTCATGTCTTCGGACAAGTGTTTCATGTTGTAACGCTTATTAAGTTTCGAAGTTGTCATTGTTCTCATCCAGTCAACGACGTTCTTGTCGTTAGAAAGGTAAATCGTCATCGTCTTCATTTGCTGGTGTTTGTTTTGTTTGTACTGGTTCGCCTGAAAGATTGATTGACCAAGCTTCGACGGTGTTGAAATACTTCGTCACACCTTCAGGTGATTTCCATTCACGACCACGAAGGTTGTAATTCACTTCGACCACGTCACCGGTGTTCAGGTTTGCGACAAGATCACATTTGTCATTGACCACTTGAAAGGTCAAGAATTGTGGATAGTTTTCATCAAACGTCTTGATTGTGAAATCTTGTTTTCGGAATTTGTCCGAGATTGTTTGTAATGGCGTCACGTTGACAACCGTTCCTTTTTCTTTGTTCATGTTTATTGTATTAAAGTTATTACTATTAAAGCGCCGACGACGTAACCGAACGCCAGCGAAAAAGCCATTTTGATTCGTTCATTCCATTCTTTGCTTTCAACCATGTAGCCAGCAAAAGCCAGCGTCAAGAATGGCGCGATGAAAGCGAAAAACAACATTCCGAATGTATTCTTGTCCGCGACAAATCGAATGTAAAATGTCGAAGATATTTCCATAATGACCGCGGACGTGAAAATGATTGCGTATTTCATTTGTCCAGATTGATTTCGTTTTCCCGAAGGATGTCGAAGAATTGTTCCCGGATTCGTTCAACCATGTTCCATTCGTCTTCGTTCAGTTCTTCGTATTTCCAAAGCTTGCGAAGTTCGGTGTTGATTTCAAACAACGCGTTCAACATTGCCGTTCCTTTCGTCGCGCAATAGAATTCCGCGTCTTCGTCTGGTAGGTTGAATTCAATTGTTGCTTTCATGATTGCGTATCGCGATTGTCGATATAGGTATCGGAATAGTATTGTTCGCCGTCCCTATTGTCAGTCCATGTTAATACTCCATTAATTTTCGCCCTTACATTCCAAGCTTCAATTATTTGATTCTTTTCCATTTCTTTTGCTTGTTCTAAACATTTGTTTATTGAACGTATATCTAATGGTGTTAAAAGAATGTGTTCATACAACCATTCAACCGCCGTTTGTTTCATATTTCCTTTTTTAGTTTTTCAATGTAAAGTGTAGCGTCCATAAGTTCTTCCTGAAGGTGATTCAACCAGCCAATCAAATCGATGTCAGTTCGGTCAAGTGTGTGTCCGTACTTTTCAACACCACGTTGTGAACGTTCATAATACTTCGACATGACCGCAAGCAACACGGTGTCTTCAATCTTCGATTCCATAATTCGCTTGAATATAGGATTCAATACATTCTCGTTCAATTCCTTGACCTTTGTGATAAAGCGATATTTCAATGATTTGTTCTTGTTCCATTTCAATCGCGGTGTCAAGAATTTTTGCCACCCACGGCAATTGATTCGCCATGACTTTCAATGAAAGCTGTTCGATCAAGTAATTCGTTGCGGTTTGTTTCATTTGTTATTCAATTTAGATATTCGTTCCAGATAGTATTCAGTCGCCAGTTGACAACGTTCAATCATTTGTTGTTCAAGTTCAAGGTCGCGTTCAAACAACATCGAAGTGATTCGCTTCGCTGGATCGATGTGGTCAACCTTGTGAAGCGCTTTGTCATCGTATTGTGTCAAGAATTCGTCCCACGTTGACACCATGCAATAAACAAGTTCAAATTCTGGTTTGTCGTAAAGATACATATATGCGCGACCTTGCCATTCGTAATCTTTCGAATCGATTTCTTCAGGCAATTCCGGGAACGTGTCAAGCGACCAGCTTGTTTTGATGTCAATGATTGATGACACGGTGACAATGTCACATTCACCAGTCATGAAGTCGTTTGTTTTTCGAACCGCGTTCTTGTGGAAATCTTCGAACCGAACCGCGTTCAAAAGCTGAATGGATTCAAGTTCTTGATTCGTTCCTTTGTCCAAGTACCGATTAATTATCGGTGATTCATAACCATAAAAATCTTGTTTCGCGATTTGATTAATGTAACTTTTCGCCGTTTGTGACAAGACATCCGTTTTCGACCGGGACGTTGTCATGAGTTTACCAATTTGTGAAGCACGCCATTTCATAATTCTTCGATTTTATATTCCCATTCAATCCATTGTTCCAAGGTTGCATTGACTTTGTCAAACATATAACTTGAACGGTTTTCGTTTAATTCCCACAAAAATTTTTCTTCATCCATTCCCATGTAACACCAAAAACCACCGTCTTTATGTTTTTCTTTTTCAATCCAGATTCTAAAGTATTTGATAAATTTCATAATTCAAGTAAATTTAATTTAACATTTGACCAATAAATGAAGTCACGCGATTTGATGTCAACGTCCTTCATGAGTTCTTGGACCAGAATCAACGCGCATGATTTCCTTGTCATGAATGTCTTCACCTTCGAATCGTATTCGATGAAGTCAAACAAATCAAACAAATACTTTGCGCGTTGTTCCGCGGTCATTTCTTTCATTTCAATTGATTGATTTGTTCAGGTGTCAACGAATAAGTCGCTTTCAATTTATCAACCGTGAACTTGCCGTCAGCGATTGCCTTCAAAGCGTTCTTGAATCGTTCTTCGTCAATGGTTGGTTTTTCATTCTTCGAATTCGTGAACGTTGTGATTGTTCCTTTCCCTGAAGCTTCGTTGCCGTCGTCGTCGATTGACTGAAGCGACAACAGCGATTGAAGCGTTCCACGACGAAAGTAGGTTATGCACGCCAGTGTTTTTTGTGGATCAACAATTGTAGCTGGAATTTCCATGCAAGATTCAATTGATTCACCTGAATCGATGTCAATGATTTGTGTGAAGACAAGATTCGCTTTGACTGGTTGCAAAAGAATCAAGCCATTTTCAAGTAAAATAGGTTCAACCGTTTCAAGCAACGCGTTGATGTCCGCGTATGTTTTCTTGAAATGTGGATTCGTTGCGTTCTTCGCTACCTTTCCGATGTGTTGCTTCGCTGAATGAAGCTTGTGAAACAATCCTTTCGGTGCTTCAGGTGTGACCGTGTCGGTCGTTTTTCTTGTTGTCGCCATAATTAAAGTATTAAAATTTTACCAAAGATAAACAAAGTTTTCATTCGTGAAACATTTTCAATTAATTTTTGTCAATTGAGAATTCAACACGATCCAAGTGTCACACCTGAATTGAAAATTTTTGTCGAAATCACCTTTCATTTTTAATTGCTTGATTGAATCAAATCGAGTTCGTGAAATCATTCCTTTCAACCAAGCTTTCGTGAAATCATTCTTGACATTGACAAAGCAATAAAATTCACATTCTTGTTTTGCGTTGAAATTCGAAACATGACACGTGTGATCTGGTAGCGGAATCGTGTTGACACCTTTCGTTTTGATTTCAACCGTGTAACCTTGAATCATTAAATCGAAATCATGGTGTTGACAATGTTCGACTTCACAACCTTTTTTCGTGTAGTGATCGAAGACCACGATTTCACCAAGCGCACCGGTCAAATTTCCGTCACCTTCACGAATTGAATTGTTCAGTGCTTTGAATTTGTAAAGCATTTCAGCACGCAAGATTTGTTCTTGTGTGATTGTGATTTCAATCATTGCTTCACGAATTCATCGAACCATTCAACAAACGAATCGAAATCACGCGCAATCATGTACACACCACCAGCGCGTTCGATTGATTCTTGGTATCGCTTTTGTGCTTCGCTTTGACGGTCTTTTCCGACCTTGACTTCAATCTTGACTGAACGTCCACGAATAGTCGCTGAAATGTCAGCTGAACCAGCGGTGGTTGTTCCCTTCGTCCATGTCACACCGATGACTTTTCCGTCCGTTCGTTTGTTTTCCCTTGCGACACCCATTGTGTTGATTCGTTCAGCTTGGTAGCCGTTGAACTGGATGAACGATGTGATTGCCTTGGTCAATCCGTTTGCGGTCTTGTCGTCCCATTTTTTCTTGACGAAGTAATCTTTCGGAAAAGACGGATGTCTTTCGATGTCATTCGCCAGCTTCAGCGCGTCAAGTCGTTCTTTATTTTCCTTCTTCATTTTCAATGTAGTATTTGTAATAATCGTCACGCTTCAATTTATAGTCAAGCTTTTCAAACATTTTCAAATAACGATAAACGCTTCTTTCACTTATGTTCAAATATCTTGACATTCCGTTCACGGTTCGTGGTTTGACTTGAAGCAATTGAATCAATTTAATGACACGATAAATTTTGTATTGATTCATTCAAGTCCTTTGATTTCAATCCACAACGTTCCACAAATTCCGATCACAAGACACCCAATCGCACCCCACCAACCGAATAAATAAATCGACACACACCAAATGAAAATGGTGAGAATAATAGCTAACATAAGTAAATAATTCATAAAATATAAAATTAAAATGGACAATCGTTTTTCGGTGTAAATTCATTCGCTGGTGAACCTTCAGTCAAGATAAAATAACGACCTGAATGATTGTGGCCTTCGGTGTATTTGTACCCCTTGTGATTCGCGTATTCCTTCACCCATTTCTTGAACTTTTGC